TTAATCACAGCATTTTTTGGTGAAGGTGCAATTGGTGGTGGTCCGCTTTCTTTCTATACAACAAATCAAGAAATAATGGCTGGAAGAATTCAGGCAGCAATGCAAAAAATGAGAGATGCACAAACAACATCTTTTGCTGCCATGAATGAAGCTGAATCAATTGTTGGAGGCTTTACATATGCTCCAGGTGGAAAAGAACCAATTAGTAGGGTTTTAGAGCCATCAAAAGAATTGGCAAAGAAATTGGGCGTTCTTCCGGGCAACGTAGCTAAAACTAAATTTCTTTTAGGGCAAGACGAACAAGGTCGAAATATTTACGATTTGACGGGTGAATCCTAATGGGTGAAATTGTTGTCAGAACAAGTGAAGGAGACTCTGTTTTTAAAATCGCTGGTAATGAGCCTACGGAACAAGAGGAAGCTCAGATTCGTGATATTCTTGGACTTGGACAAGCACAAGCCCCTTCAAAAGAAATAGATCTTGCAACAGCCACCACTGACGAAATAAGAGCGTATGCTCGTGAAAAAAGAGCACAAGGAATAGACCCAGCGACCGGCCAACCGTTAACTGAGCAACAATTTCTTGAAACATACAAAGAGCCTGGGGTGGATTACACCACTGGGGTGGATAATGTTGAGGGATTTTCTCGTTTCATGT